GATCCAAAAAATCCAGGTTCTTTTAATTTTGCAGCTATAGGAGATTTAGGTGCTTTATCTGGATCAGGATCACCTTCTTGAGCTATGCGTTTTTCTTCTTTTTCTTTTATTTCTTTTACTTGTTCAGCAACTTCGGCTTTGTTTTTATCGAGCTCTGTCATGCCTGGTAATTTTTCTTTGTCAAGTTCAATTTTAAGTTCTTCTGGTGCAAGACCTTCAAACTTATCTATGGTTTCTAGTAAACTATCAGCTTCTGTTTTTTCTATATTTATACCAGGTAGTTGAATCTCATTTAATAAATTTGTTATTTCGTCAACGTCAATATCTTCAGGTCTTTTTATATCTTCTTCAGCAAATCTGTCCTCCAGTGCGTCTATTTCTTCTGATAATGATGCTAAATTTGCGGCTGATTCATCAAGGTTAAGCGATACGTTATCTATGTCTATTATACGTTCAGGACGCATTGGCCTCATTGCAAGTTCTTCTGGAGATACTGTTAATTCACCTGTTATAGGATCTATAAACTCACGTAAAGTCTTTTGGTCACTAGGTGAATATTGATTAATAAGTTTTTCATTTAAAAAGTCATTTCTTGCTTTTTGATTTTCTACTTGATCTATGACACTAACTTTAGCTTGAATATCCTCATCACGAAAATCAAATTGCCCAGGTTGTGATGAAATTTGTTCAAAATCTCCACCCCCAAGAATATCTCTTACTTCATCAGGATTTCTATAACCACTTCTAACTGCTGTCTCAAAAGCATCTAAATCAGGATTAAATACATCTGAAAATGTAAAAGTCTCTCCAAAAATGGGGGAAACATAATCTTGTGTTGCTTGTAAACGTGGACTCGCTGCTATATCTTCTGCAGAATAAATTTGTCGTTGAATCGCTGCTAACACAGGTCTTAAACCTGCTTCCAGACTACGAGGAACATCAGATATTGCACCTTGAAAACTTTGGGGCATACCTATATTAGATTTTGTAGCTAATGGTACTTGTCTCTGTGCCGATGCATTATTTAGAACCATCTGCAAATCTGCAGTAAGTTGCACATGGCCTTTATCAGATAAATTTTTCAAAGCAAAAAGTTGACTGTCAGATATACTTGCTAATTTTTGTTTAAAGCTGTTTACAGTAAAAAAATCTTTTGTATTATCATCTGTATAAGTAACATATCCAGATGCAACAACATCACCACCATTTTGGAACATTTTTCTACTTAAAAAATTCACTAACCGCTTCCTTGTCTTGGAGCTACAGCACCGTAAGCACTAAACGCAGCTCCTAATCCTGCTGCGGCTGGATCTGTAGGCATTCCATATTGTGAATCAATCCTTGAGCTTGAGGCTTGATAACCTGGTAACATGCCACCAATTTGTTGTAAAGTTTGCATAGGTCTGTATTGTTGAGCCAACATTTGATCGTATATTCTACTTAAACCAGTTTCAGCTATACCTCTACCAATACCACCATATCCAGCTAATTCACCTCTTTGTCCTCTTCTTAGCTCTTCTTGTGTTCTGCCTAAGCCTGTTAACTGGCCACCAAACCCAGCTAGTTGTTGTCCTAGATTTGATGCAGCACTTCCTCTGCCAACACCAATTCCCATAAGTCCTTGAGCTCCAGTTCTTTTTGCTTGCTGTTGTCTTGCAAACTCACCAAGTCCAGTTGCTTGTGCACTTTGGAATCCTTGTGATCTAATACCACTTAATGCTTTTGCTAAGCCTTCTCCAAGGTCTTGTCTACGTTCTTCTGCACCAAGTCTTGCCCTGCTGCCACCAAATGCACCAGAACTAATCTCACGAGCTCTAGCAGCTATATCTTGTTTATCTCCTGCTTTCATTACATCTTCAATAGTTTGTTGTACTACTGCATCCTCATAAGGGTTGTAGAACTGTTGAGTCATACTAGGGTCATAAGCACCCATAGTATCTTTATAGATTTCTTCAGCTTGTGTGTAATAAGGATCTTGTAGCTGTTCAGCTCGTCTTGATTGTTGTATTGCTTGATTAACTAAATTTCTGTTTTGTTGTAAAAATGGTTCAAAGCCACCAAGACCTGCTACTGCTTGTTGTCTTGCAAGCAACTCTAGTGGTGTAAGTCCTGCAGTTTGTTGTAATGGTACGTCACTACCTATTAAATTAGATCCTGCTTGTTGTAATTGATTATAAAACCCAGGTGAATCTGCAGTACCAAAATATAAAGATCTTAATAATGGATCTGAAATAACTTCAGAAGCACTTTGTTGCATTAATACAGGATCTATAGGTGCTACTGGTACTTCAGTTGGTGTAGTTGTGTCTGTGGGAGTTGTAACGGGCTCTGTTGGTGCAGTTGGATCTGTAACAGCAGGTTGTATAACTGGGTCTGGTACTGGCGGTAAAAATTCACTGGGTGCATCTACTGGTCTATATGTCTGCTGTCCCAACATACCATAACCTCTATCACCAGGTTTTAAATTCATTCGACTTTGCAAATTTTGCCTAAATTCTGAAGGACTCGGGGTGCTGTCTATCGTTTTTCTATTAGCACCAACTCCAAATGAAATATTTTCTCTAGGTATATATCTTTGTAATTCTTCATCTGATAGCTGTAATAATTCAGCAGGAGTCAATCCTGTCTGTGGTGGTGGAGTGCCTGTGCCTTGTGCTCCTATTTCTTGTCTTACATTTGGTAGACCGCCACCTGGTCCACCTATAGACATAAAATCTTCACGCTTGGGTGGTACAGGCATTTTTTCTAAACCATTGCCTCCACCAAATGCATAAAATTCTTGAGCTACTGGCGGCATAGGCTGGGTGGGAATCTGCCTTCTATTAGCTGGGTCAATAAACTGGATGGGCTTTTGAGGACCACCACCCACTGCAATAGGTTCCGTGTAACCAGGTGGTCTATAATCTCTATCTAATAATTGTCCACCACTCGGGTCTTTTTGTAGTTGTATTGGTTCTTGTGGCACAGCAGTTATGCCGCCCACAGGATTATCTGGTATTTGTATGCCTATATTTGTTGGTGGTGATACTGGGCCTGTCGGTAAATTAGCTATAGGCAAAATACCACTTCCTAATGGTCCACCACCTGTTACTGGAATACCTCCTGTTTGTGGTGGTTGTGGTTGTTGTAAAACTGGTTGAAATGGTTGATTTATACCGCCTACACCACCTATTGATGGTGGTCTTTGTGGAATTTGTTTTTGTATATTATCAAACGCGTTTTGTAATGGGCTACGTGCTGGAGGTATAGGTGTGCCAAATGGGTTTGGCTGCCCAAATATACTTTTTTCACCCACTATATCTATTCCAGGCTCTCTTAACATAGGCCTAACACCTATAGCAGAAACTGGTCTACCAATTGGAGACATAATTTGATTTCTTAATGCTTGTGATAATTTGGTCATAAAGCCCATTATACTTGTCCTATTTTATTAAATTGCTCAAAAGTTTTCATAAGCTTGTCCATGTTTTCAGCACCCTTTTGTCTATTTGGTGAACCATTTGGTATAAGTTCTATGCCTGTTTCTGTTTTTGTTACTTTAAATCCACCTAAACCATTGTTAGCTGCTGATGTCATTACAAACTCACCATCACTCAACATAGCTGGTATATCATCACTTGTGCCTGTTCCTGGCCCCACTGAAGGGCCACCCATACGCATATCTAATTCTTGTAATCCACCATCTTTAGCTCCTCTTATTCCCATATCAAAACCTTGAAATGTTTGTTGAGGTACTAAATCTGGTCGTATTGATGTTCTTATATCTTGTAAGCCACCTTGCTTCTTTTCATAATCAGACTTAACTGCTTTGCCGTAAAGACCTGCTAGAGCTAGTAATGGCAAACTAATACCGCCTCCTGATTGACTCCCTTTAGCACCGCCAAACATTTGTGTAAATTGTGAGCCTATACCACCAGTTGCACCAGTTAAAGGATTGACAAAAGCACCACCAGTTGTTGTAGGTCTACCACTAAATATACCTCCAAAAGGGTTTTGTAATCCTGATTTTATAGCACCTCCAAAAGTGCCTAAACCACCTGTAGCTGTTGCTGTTAACCCACTTAAAAATGGTGATATGCCTGGTATATTTTTTTGTGCTACTCCCTGTAAAAAATTTGCTACTTTACCAGTACCACTGAAGCCCATTAGTGAACCTGCTTTACCTAATACTCCACCTAGTGCAGTACCTACTCCAGGCACTAACACAGCAAGTGGTGCTACTTTTTTTACTACCTTTTTAAGTTTTTTACCTAATTTTTTAAGAAAACCAAACTCTGCCATACCTGTTATTGGGTTTATTGACATACCTTCACCAACCCTATATTCATTAGGATCAAGTCCAACCGCCATCATTTCTTGTTCTATTATTTTTTGTGTTTGTGGAGATATAACTGGTGGGACCACCATTTCTCCTGGTGCCACGTGAGCAAGCATACTGTCCTCTCCTCTTCCTAAACCTGCTATACCTTTGCCTGAGTTGTCGATTCTATTCATGCTCAAATTATTCCTGTAAACATTTTAACCAAAATACTAATAAGTATCTATCTCCTGATTCTACTGCAAGTCCCCTGTGCATATGAGTAAAACTCGGAAAAATAAGAGCGTGGCCTGTAGGTAATGGCTCAACTGTACCACGTTTTAAAAACTCAGTTCCGCCACCTTTGTACTTTCCAGTGTTCAAAGGAACTACCATACTAATATCGGCACTTGCGTCATGATGCCAAGCACCTTGTTTTTTATCCTTTAAATTATAGTTTGCTATTTGTATTCCACCACTATCTACGTGTCGATTCCAAATATTCAAAAATATAGGATTTCCTATAGTATATATCGTTTGCATCAAAGATTGAAAGATTTGTGGACAATTATCTTGAAAAGTTATTTCTGGTATTTGTCGTAAATTATCTTCTTCTGGGTTTGGATTGAACCCAAAATGCGTTTCTAAGCTTTGCATTTCATCTAAAAGTATGTTGCAAAACTTTTCTGAAAAAAAAGGTACTGTATAAACATCTTTTAAAGGTTCTTGAATAATTTTATCTAACTTTGTATCTTTTCTAGGCTGCAAACCACTATCTTCGTAAAAGTTTACAATTGGTTGTATAGAGTCTTTTACTGCTTCAAAAGTATCTTTTTGTATGTACCAATCAGCAGGATAGGTAAGCAAAAGGTTTTTAACTTGGTAATTTATATTTTCTGCTGTATTGATCATAGCTCTATAGTTATATCACCATTAGTTTTTACAGAAACTGCACCTACTGAAGTTGTCATTTCAAAACCTTTAGGTGAGGTTCTATTACCTATATCAACCCATATATTACCTGTATATACTTGTAAAACACCAACAGTTGTATTCCATATAATACTGCCATCATTAAATTTTAATGTGTTTTTTTCATCATCAGATATTTGTCTTACATTATCTAAATCTACAGCACCAAGGTTGATTTCTAGTATTCTAACCAATCTATTAAACAAATCTGATGTGACATTTTCATTAGCTAAAGGTAGTTGCGTTTGTAATAACTTACTCATCTTCTACCGTCAGGTTTAATATCTATACGTGTAGCTCCTAATCTCCATCCTATTGATAAATTACCATCATTATTAGCATCATCGTCAGATTCAAATCTTAATGCTATCTGACGTGATCTACTTCTTACAAAAGCTTGTTGAGTTGAAGATGTTATAGCACTGGTTGAATTTGTTGCAAGAGTATCGCCTGGAAAGTTCCTTGTTTTTAAAACTATATTTATATTTCCGTTATTATCATCTTGTAAGAATTTATAGTCTGGTATTATTCTTTTTACAAAACTAAATTGATTACCATCTCCTATATCAAGATCACTGCTTTCTATAAAGACATTAGTCATAGGCGAACCATCATCATTAAATCCTATTTCTTGTTGGTATAAATATCCTGAAGATACAGATCTTGGATAATTTACAATCCCTGAGTCAAGCCATGCAGTTCTTGATAATTGACCATAAAACCAAACACCCTCCACATAGTTGTAAATAACATATCTATCTACTTCATCTGAACTAGATGAGCAATAAAACCAACCAACTTCGCTTTTATCTTTTATTGTAAATGCGTTAACTTTAAAAGATTGTGTTAGATTTATATCTGAAAATACGTAGTTATGAACTGAACAAGGTAGTGTTTGCACGCTACCATTATAAGAATAAAAATTGTTATAGCTCATCCAGTAAACACCACTTGGTGTAGTAACGGCAGCCTTTGGACCTATCAACCCTGTACCTTCGTTAATAAGATTTATACCAAAAGTAAATGGTGGGCCTATGAACTGCATACTATAAAGTGCTGTATCAGTCCAAACTAATATTTCTTGTCTTGCTTTTACACCACCAATAATAGATGAGCCGCTTGACAACCTAAGTGAACCTGCAGTGTTCGTTGACAAGGGCTCAAAATCTAAAGCATTTTCTTGATCACTAAATGCTATAAGCATAGGATCTACAGTACCAGTTCTTGAGGATCCAGATATAGGATCTGCACCTAAAACTATTAAATGTCTATCTTTTTCAGATGTAATTACTTGTAAACCTTTAGTAGGAACTAAATTTGCACCTGATATACTAGATAATTCTACAGCTCTTGTTGATACACCATTATTTTCTGTCCATTGATATATTCCTGCTGATCTTTGATTTATTATTAAATTTTCACCAAAGTTGTCATGAGTCCATATTCTTAATTGATTTGTATTACTTAATGATGATGTGCTACCAAAAGTTCCAGATCCCCATCCATTTATACCCCAACCAGTTCCAGGTATATAAACATCCAAACCCACACTTATTTGATAAGTACCAACAACAGATGAGCCACCATTACCAGAATCAGAAGCATTAGCTGTGACCGTTGCTCCAGATGTATCTTTTGCCTCTATTGTATAACTGTTAGCATTCACTATAGTGGCTATTTGATATTCTTGATTTAAAACTGCTGCTGTTATATTGCCTCCTAACGTTGCAGCCCCACTAAAAGTTACAAAATCGTTTTGAACAGCACCATGCCCTGTATCTGCAACTGTTATTGTTGCATCACCATTGCTTGCAGAAAATGTTACGTCTCCTGCACTTGTTGTTGATCTTATTGGCGTAATGTCATTAAAAACGTTACCAGATTCTATGTAATACTTAAAAGTTGTACCAAGACCTAAATATTTAGTACCTCCCAATGAAATCCAAGCATGTAAAGCTCTTGCCGTTCCTAAATATGTATTTGTAGAAAGTTTTTCCCAACCCCCAAATTTTTCTGGCCTGCCTTTACGAAAACGAACTAGATTACAATCAAACCAGCCTCCTTCATTATCGTAATCAGTTCCTTCTCTATTAATGCCTGGTCTAAATGTAAGTTTTTGTAATGGCATTCTTATACCTCATGCCATTCTTTGCCTTCAAATAGCAAAGCTTCTGCTTCTCTTCTTCTTATTAAACCTTGTTTAACTTGACCTCCTGCTTTGTTCCATCTTTTAATTTGCATAGGCACTCCGTCATAATCTTTTGAATTTAAAACTTTAAGCAATGTAGATGCTTTCAAATTAGCTGGACCTAAATTAAATACCCATGAAACCATAGCATCAAATTGATTTTGTTCTAAATCTACTTCTACCATATCGTTTATGTAGCCTTCATACTCATTCATTTCATGCAGCAACAAATTATCAGCTTCTTCTTGAGTTATAGTATCGCCCTCTTTAACACCTTTAGTTGAGCCATAACCTATTGTTAAAACATTTGCAGCACAACGATATGCTTCTAACTCACATCCTTCAAACTTTTTTATAAGAGATAAACCTTCTTGTGATATTTGCATATTACTCTCCTTTGTCGCTGGTGTGAGATGCTCCGAAATAAAACGAAATAATAGCACTTGCTAATCCTCCAAGATAACCAAGCACTAAATTAATTAATGCTTCGCTGTTTTGCTCTGGTGGTTGTAGTGTTACTAAAAATATATAACCAAGAAAACCACCTATTGTGAATAAACCTATAATACGAGCAGTCCAATCTTTGCTAAACAAACCTCTGGCGTGTTGTTTATCTTGCGTTTCAAGTTTAAATACGTCAACGTCAAGTTCTTTCATCTGCACTTCAAAGTCTTGCTCTGCTTTTTTAAGTTCCATCATTTGTTCAGGTGTAGCGTTTTGTATTGCTTGTTGCACAGATTTTTGATCGTTAGATACGCCTAATACTTCAGCTATTTTACCCATTGCCATATTCCCTAATGGGCCTCCCATGGCAGATCCTAATGTTGGAGCAACAGCTCCTATTATATTTTTTAATAAACCTTTCATATTAATATACTCGTTAATACAGCTATACCTATCGCACCAAGAAAACCAAACACCCCAAAGGTAGTAGCTTTTATGGTTGAGTTAATATAGGTTATTTCTTGTTTTATATCAGAAAACTCATTAAATGCGGTTTTCCAACGTTCATGTGATATTGTTTCTAACTTTGTAAGTCTTTCTGCTACATCGTTTACTGTCATTTTTTTATTAACCATTTTGTAATGTATATATTTTAATTGGCTTTTCTTTGCCTTTTACAAAAATACTATCAAGTTCTTTTAGTATTAATTCATTGCTAAAGTCACTTGCACTAATAGTATCATAACCTATAACAATATCTTCTCCAACATCCTTTGTGGAGCTTTCAAGTCTTGCAGCTAAATTAACAGCATCACCAATAGCTGAATAATCAAACCTTGTATCACTACCCATGTTGCCTACCACAGCATATCCAGTGTTAACACCAAGGCCTATTTCTATACCTAAATTAGCTTTTTTTATACTTTCTTGAATTTCCTCAGCACACAATACAGCTACAGTTTCGTGATTCGGCAAATCTATTGGTGCATTAAAAATAGCCATCATTGCATCACCTATGTATTTATCTACCATACCCCCATATTTTTTTACTGCGTCAGCTTGTATAGTTAAAGCTTTGTTCATTATTTCTGTAACTTCTTCTGGTTCTAATTTTTCTGACATAGCAGTAAATCCTCTTACATCACTGAATAAAAACGTGCAATATCTACGCTCTCCACCAAGCACTAAAGAACTAGGATCATCTTGTAGTTTTTTAACCTGGCGTGGATCTAAGTAGTGCTCAAACTGTTTTTTAATTTGTTGTCTTAATTTATATTGTTGTCTAAACCTTAAATAAAAGGCGATTGATCCTGATATAAACTCTGATATAAGTGTCCAAGAAACATCTATTAACAAGCCTTTAGTTATAAAATAATAACCTAAGCCACCAGTAGTAAACATCAATACTGTAGCAACACTTATACCCCAAGTAATACCAAAATAATGAAGTGCAAACCAAATAAAACTTACAAATACAATAAGCATCATAAGTTCAGCAGCTAAAGACCAGTCAGGTATATATGGACTATCTTGTATTAATATTGATTCTGCTAGTGCTGCTTGTATTTTATGTGGCTCTAATAAACCTTGAGGTGTAGCTACTTGTGGCATTACTCCATTAGCAGTAACACCTACAAAAACAAACTTACCGTTAACGTCCATTTCTTGTAGATCTGTTTGTGGTGTATTAACCCAACTAATCCACTTACGACCAAAACTATCTGTTTTAACTGGTGGTATTCCTCTTATTGATATTTCTTCTATACCATTATCATTAGTTTTTATAATGTAAGTTTTTACATCAAATAATGCTTTGTATATTTGTGTACCAAAACTAGGAATCCAATCATTATTAGGTGTTTTTACTAAAAGAGGTATTCTTCTAACAAGCTGATCTACATCAGTGGGAGCAATCGCTAAACCTTGAAGTGTGTGATTGGATAAGAGAAGTAGGTTCTGCTTTACTCCCATACTGATTATACCACCATTATCGTTACCAAGCACAACAGTTCCAGGTGAAGCAGGATAATTACCTTTACCATCCTCAAACATTGCTATAACAGAAGGTGCATAACTTAATGCTTCTGCAAACATTTCATCACCACCCATTCGGTCTGCTTGTGGAAAAGATACTACCCAACCAACACCTACTGCACCTTTATCTAAAATTTGTAATTGTATTTCAGCTAATCTTTGTCTAGGCAAAGGCCAACCGCCTTCACGTTCTACATCTTCTTCTGTAATATTAAGTATGACAAAATTACCTGATTCTTCTGGTGTTTGTATTAAAGCATCAAAAGTTTTAAGTTTTATAATTTCTGTT